ACCCCATGTAGGGGTTCCCGCGGGAGATCCTTTTCCCGTACATGTCGTGCCCATATCCGGCTCTCGCGGGAGAGACCGGATGTCCTAGTTGCATAGGAGCATCTTATGTCGATCACGCAAAGCGAAGGGACATTTGCACCAAGTACCGAGACGTTTCAAGAAACGTCCGATCACTGTCCACATGCTACGAAGACTACGTACACCGATTATGGTGGCCGTAGAGTCTCCGGGGTTAACACCCCCGGATTCTATCGTAAAGTGCGCTCAGGGGTTCTAATCCCTGCTACGCCGTGGACTCGGTTTTCGTGCCAAGGATCCTTCACTGGATCCCGAGAGTACGACCAATTTGACTCGAATAATGTTTACGTCTGTAAACATGTTCAGGCACTACCACATGTAAATATGTGGACTTTCACTCCAACCTCAGGGAAGGAGGGAAAGGTATTGTTCACTGATGGAGAGTTGGCCAGTAAATTGGACAACGACCTCATTGACAATGTAGTGGCTGAAGCAGTAGTCGCGTTGCGATCATCGCAACATGACACACTGACATTTCTAGCCGAATTGGGCAAGGTTAAGAAAACCTTGCTTACCGTTGGTGACAGCCTAATCCGCATCCTGCGGACCGGGTCTCTGTCCTCTGTCGCCGCTGCTTGGTTAGAAGGTAGGTACGCTTGGCGTACCATCCTTTATGACCTGCAGTCGATCGATAAAGCTCTAAAACACCTCGATAAAGAGTCCGGTTTTTGGGAAACCCGCAAGGGTAACTCAGCTACCATAGAGGACTCCTGGGATGGCCAGTACACAAACACTGGCAACTTGCTCGGTTGCACAACTGAGCTAAGCTATAACATCTCGTATCGTGGAATTGCCCGAGGCACCGTCAAAACTCCATCATTCGGTGGAGATTTGTTGGTCACGGGCTATGAGCTTGTTCCCTTCTCTTGGATCCTTGATTGGTTCCTCGATTTGGGTACTAAGATCCAGTTGTTTAGCTCTGCACTTGGTAACCCGAATGACACGAGTCATTATGGTATCCGCGTGCACGCTACTGGTAAGTCGAACGCTTATGTAATCACCCCGGATTCCTATTCGGGTAGTGGTTATTACGTGTTCAACAAGTCTTCTGCAACTGCGACTTTCGAAGCTGAATTGGTGCTTCGTGCACCATACACGCCTTCGTATATCCCTAACTGGGTGCTTAACTTTGATACATCTAAGTTAAGAGACATAACAGCTTTACTTGCGCAATCAATAAAATGATGCGCAATACACAATATATCTTCCTTCGTTTTGTTTTGAAGGTCGGCATATTGTTACTTGCTGTTTGTCACACCCAATCACTCCACTAAACTTTAGGAGAATAGTGAAATGTCTGACTTTACCGAGTCAACTGTAGTACACAAACAGACCTCTGATTATGGTCTGTCGCGTACCTGGGTCCTGGAGTCTACACATACGGCTGAGAAGCCTCGTGTAGTTATCCAGAAACACCGTGTCGTCGGAAACGGAGATGACCGAAAACTCGAAACCGAGTTCAAGGTTGTCTTTGGGATGGAAGACGCCAACGGAGACGTTCTGCCCACGAACGGAAGTGTCACTACCGTGTACAGATGGCCGCTCAACGCGGTCAGTACGGACGTTGATGCAATGATTGATGAAAATCAATTGCTGCAGGCCATGACCGCTATCGATAACGCCGTGAAGAAGCAGTTCTTCATTGGCTAATCGAGATTGGACATGCGCCTTTCAACGATCCTCGCTATCTGGCTCCTGGTCGGTCTGATCCTAGCCACGTTTTGGCTAGGGCGAACTCTTGATGAGTTCGTGGACGACTACTGGGAGAAAAGATGCGAACGGAATCAAACCTACCTTGTAACAAAGGAGATTTGTAATGACACGTACCAAAAGAGCAAGACGGGACATCCCGCAGCTCCCTCTTTGGCAGGTCGTAAAGGCCTACTTTGAGGATGTGGGCGCAGTTCTGCTCCCTGAACACCAGTCTTTCATCAAGGGCGCAATCCGTGCCCGAGACTGGCGGAAGCTAGCTGAACTGCCTGACGCGATTGACTTTTGCTATAGCGAAGAGTCACCCAACAGGGTCATTTCTCAAATCCAATATTTCTTCAAGAAGAATGTTGGATTCGCGGATCCGTCCGCGTGTGAACAGAAAGCTCGAGAGAGTTTTCTGCTTGCTGAGGAAATGTGCAAAGAAACGAATGACCGCTTAGTATCCTTTTATAAGCGGGAACCGTCTATAGTTAATCCTTGGGAAGCCGCGAGGCTTTCTGAGATTAACCGTATGCGGAATTACATTCGTCGTCTGTGTGCAGACCCTAGCGGGTTCCTTAACAACCTTCCAAAGGGTTGTAAGGTAACGTCAGGAGCCTCCGTACGCATTCCGAGATCGCGTGCACAAGCTTATCGCAAGATAAGCAAACACGCTTCTTTCTCGGAAGGCGGTGCACTACTGTTTAAAACACTTCTCAAGTCACTGGACATCCAGCCTTGGGCATCGACAGTAGTTGAATGTAACAGAGTTACATTCGTTCCTAAGTCGTATAAGACACATCGAACTATCGCTGCTGAACCAGAAGGAGATCTTTTCTTCCAGTTAGCAGTTGATAACTTTCTACGTTCCCGTATGCTCAAGTTCGGCATTAACCTGAATGATCAGGAAATTAATAAAGAACTTGCGCGTGTGGGCTCTGTCAGCAACCAGCTGGCAACCGTAGACATGTCGATGGCGTCCGATACGATGGCACTCGAACTAATACCATTTCTGTTCCCAAAGAACTGGTGTGATATTCTCTTGCTTCTTCGTTCCGAACGGTACGAAGGAGAGCTTGAGGGTAAATACCACAAATTCAGTTCAATGGGAAATGGTATGACGTTCGTCTTGGAATCTATCGTTTTTGCTGCTGCGGCTCACGCCGTGGGCAGTAAAACGGTCTCAGTCTTTGGTGATGACATTATCATCGACTCAGACAAGTTCCAAGATCTGTGCAACCTGCTCTCTTTTCTTGGTTTCACAACCAATGAAGAGAAGTCTTACCACACGGGTCCCTTCCGGGAATCGTGTGGCGGAGACTACTGGGCAGGTGTCGACATTAGACCGTTTACCGTAAAGGAAGATGGTCAGATGCCGAAAGCACAGTTGTGTCACTATGTGAACGGGCTCGCGAGCATAGCCGGCGAGAATCTCGCGATTCTCCTCCGGTCTCTTGTTCGCAAGTACCGCCTCCCCTTGGTCCCGTACAATGAAAACACGCGGTCTGGCATCTTCGTTGATGCTTCGACTGCGTGGAACAAACATCTTCTCCGCCCTTACTTGCGTAAGCGTGGGGATGGTATTTGTTCGTACAGGTCCTATGTGGAGACACCTCGAACCAGGACGGTTCGGGATGTAAGAACACTTGTCTTGTGGCACATCGCGAAGGCGACGAACCCTGACAGTGATCACATAGCAACACAGGTAGCACTAGGCGCTTCAACATCATGGAAGCGACGATCTTGGTGGATACCCAGATCGACCCCGTGCCACCTATTCTGGTGGTCGGACGTGCTGACGGGTTAAGCTATCGCGCAATGCGAAGCACCCGTAAGCGCAGTAGCCGCGTAACCGCCCCCCCGCGAGGGGGGGCGAGCATGCCGCTACTGTGTCGCACACCTTAGGACATGAAGTCCCACCCCAAACGCAT